TCAGTTATGCCTGTACAGTTCATAAGATGGCGCAATCTTGCGATAACCTGGTCCTGGGTACATTGTGCGCTGCACGAAATCACTGATCCACTGGTGGCCGTCATAGATACACGCATGGCCGTAAGGATGCCCTGGAATAGGTTGAATCACAGCAACGTCACCCTCGATTGGATTGCCGTAAACTTGATGAAATCCATTCAGCCGTAACGTGTTACCCATATCCCTGGCATAATGTGTATTCGGGAATGAAATACTACCATGACGGATTGCATTGCTAACGTAGTGCGCACATTCTCCATGGCTCTGCAACCGGGCATGGTGACGTGCATAGACTGCTGCTTTGTGCCCACTCCACATTCTGAAAACTCCTTTTCTATTAGGTTAAAACCCTTTCTTACTCCTGAACTTAAATTTGTTCTCGTGAAAAAGTGCGGAAAACGTCTGAATTATTTTAACAAAGAGGGCGATATTGGGTGAGTGCAGTTGTAGCTTATTAACGACAGGTGTAAAAAGCTGATATGGGCAGGGGGGTAGGCAAAAACCTGCAGCCCGCAGCCCCAGACGGCCCGCTTGGTCATTTTTTTGCACCCGCGAAATATAAAAATTTGGGGTGGGATGGCGTGAGTGGTCATAAATTAACCACAAGTCACTATGGTTACTTTTCTGGAATATCCCCGGCATATCCCCGGAAAAACGAAGGGCCAGCGCATTTAGCGCCAGCCCTTGCGGTATCTGGTGGCCCCTGCTGGACTTGAACCAGCGACCAAGCGATTATGAGTTCCTACCGGAACAACCGAAAATCAATAGTTTGCGTTATTTATCATTGACATAGATTGCCATTGTTTGCCAGTGATTACCCATTATTCGCCATTTCCACCGCCACTTTATCGCCATCTTTACTATTAATATGTCGCGATTTTCAAATAACCAAAGCCATCTGAAAGGTGAAGTCTAGTTATCAATTGTTGAGCGCTTGAAGGTGCTATCAGCGTCACATGCTCCGGGTCGTCCTCTAACATGTCATCTTGCCGTTCAAGATAGTATTCGTAATCCATCCTTTGGAGGTAAGTATTCATGTCAAACTTATCGCTAAATTCAAGAAGGAATGATTGTATGTATAGAGCTGTTACTCGGGTTGCAGAGATTAGCAAACCATGCAACACATGCCACATCTCAGCGGCTCCATGGTATTCAGGCACAAGATTTATTGGAATCGTACCATGTGCGATAAAATTTCTGAGGTTGCGGACGATGTGTAAGCCGTGACATTTATGATTACTAGGGTAATTTTTGATGATGCTAATTTTAGGATTATATTCTTTTTTATAAGTTTCGAATTTCAAAAACAAGTTTTCACAATGGTGATAGAAGTCTTTGGGTAAGTTATTTTCGTTAGTGTTTTCGAATAGGAGAACACTCTTCTTACTGTTATTGAATTCTTTATTATCTTTGATCTCTTTCGGTGATAGAGTGTAATAGGTACTTGCGAAACGGTACGTTTCCTCTAATGCGTTAGAGGTATATAGAAAGCGGGTCAGAGCTGTTGAGTAGAGGCTGTAATGAATCCGTTCTGCCTGATAAGCTTCCGCTGCAGGTCTACACCATATCAAGTCAGAGCCTGCATATTTTTCTGGGGTAATTAGAACTTCATCAAGATAGGCAGAAAGCTTAAGCCATTCAGAGATATTTGAAAAATTACTATATTTCTCAGATTTAAAGTATTCACTGGCTATAGATAATTCATAAAGATGATTATCAAGGCTGTTTAGCTGTTCACAGACAGGGCACTTTTTCATTGCTGTTCCTTATGCGTATTAAGAGGATTAAGTTTTACGGCGTCCTCTAAATGGTCAGGGGCAAAGTGCGCATATCGCATCGTCATTTTGATATCGGTATGGCCCAGCACGCGCTGCAAGACCAAAATATTACCACCATTCATCATAAAGTGGCTGGCGAAGGTGTGGCGCAAAACGTGGGTAAGCTGTCCTGCCGGTAGTTCGATGCCTGTTCTTTCCAGAGCTGAACGGAACGCCCCATAGCAATCACTAAACAACCGGCCTTTTTTATCATCAGGCAGAGACTCATAGAGCTCTTTGCTGATTGGGACGGTGCGATTTTTTCTGCCTTTGGTGTTGGTGTAAGTGATTTTGTATTTCGCGAGCTGGCTTTTTCTCAGGCTCTCGGCCTCAGTCCACCGTGCGCCAGTGGCGAGACAGATTCTTACCACGGTTTCTAAATCAGGGTGGTCATGCCGATTACACTCTCCGAGCAGTTGCGAAATTTGGTCGTGAGTTAGCCAGGCCATTTCCATTTCTTCTGTGCGGAATGGGCGCATATTTTTCAGTGGGTTTTCACCCTTCCATTCTCCGAGGCGGTTTAGCTCATTGAACACTGCCCGGAAGTAGGCCAGCTCAAGATTAAGTGTGCGAGGCGATACCTCTTTCACTCTGTTTGAACGGGCATACTCACCTTTTAATCGTTTTTCTCGGTAGCGGGAAAACATCTGCGCATCAAAATCTCGTGCGAGTGGTTCGCCCATACACTCAAAAGCATGGTGCATAGCTAACTGGCGTTTCAGGCCGTCTTTCAGTGTAATGCCATGAGCGCTATACCATGAATCAACCAGCTCTTTTAACGTGCGCCTGTCTTCCTTTTCTTCCTGCCACGGGTTTTGAACGGTGTACTGCTCAAACGCCAGAGCCTCGCCCTTAGTAGCGAATTTCTTTCTGATACGTTTGCCTTTTGCACCGTTTGGGTAGAGCTCACAAATCCAACCGCCAGCCGGATTCTTACGGACAGTCATCAATTAACCTCGCTGTATACACCCACTACACGGCCAATCGTTTTTATCTCATCTATCCCGCACTCAAACGGTACTTTGCCGCCTGCAACGTGTAACTTTTTACCGGGTAGGAGCGTCAATTCTCTGATGCTGGTAGCCCCCTCAATATCAACCAACCAAAGGCCATCAGAAAGTGAGGCATCTTGTTCTATGAAGTGCAGCTTTCCATCAGCGCGAACAGCAATACCTTTTGACATTTGCTTGCTAAAAAAACCGGCATCAATACTCAATGGTGAATTTTCTTCGAGCTTTCCATCACTCAGAGTGAATGAGTCTATCGTTTTTGGATCCGTTGGAGACGGCTTACCGTCATATTGAGAGCCTTGCCCCGTAAGAAGCCATAGCAGGCTTGCTCCGGTTTCTAGTGCGCACTGTACGGCGAAATCATAAGAAACAGTGCCTCGCGTGTAGCGGTTTTGTAGGGAACTGGCGGCAATATTGAAGTGCCGGGCTAGCTGGATTTTTTGAGTAAAACCATATACTTGACAAATTCTATCCAGTAACTCGTCGTTATTCACCTGAGCATCAAGTATCAAAATTTACTCCTTTGGGTATTTACTAATATTCAATTGAGCATTAGTATCGTTGCTAATTCGGGCAATCAGTGGCAGAAGTTGGCAAACAGAGGCCATTGATTGCAAACATTGTCAAAATGGGAATCATGCAACATGGCTTCTGAAATCGCAATCATCAAAGTGCCAGCACCTATCGTTACCCTGCAACAATTCGCAGAGCTAGAGGGTGTTTCTGAACGCACCGCTTACCGCTGGACAACCGGCGATAACCCTTGTGTACCAATCGAACCTCGCACCATCCGTAAAGGTTGCAAGAAAGCAGGTGGCCCGATTCGTATTTATTACGCACGCTGGAAAGAAGAGCAGTTACGTAAGGCGTTGGGTCACTCCCGTTTTCAACTCGTCATCGGCGCTTAATTCACTTTATGTGAATTGTAAGGATGCAACATGTTTGATTTTCAGGTTTCCAAACATCCCCATTATGACGAAGCGTGCCGGGCTTTTGCGCAGCGTCATAACATGGCGAAGCTGGCCGAGCGTGCGGGTATGAACGTCCAGACGTTACGTAACAAGCTCAACCCGGAACAGCCTCACCAGTTTACGCCGCCTGAATTGTGGCTACTGACTGACCTGACAGAAGACTCAACCCTCGTTGATGGTTTTCTGGCGCAGATTCATTGCCTGCCATGCGTACCGGTTAATGAGCTGGCTAAAGACAAATTGCAGTCTTATGTCATGCGTGCAATGCGTGAACTTGGCGAACTGGCAAGCGGTGCAGTATCTGATGAACGTCTGACCTCTGCCCGTAAGCACAACATGATTGAAAGCGTTAATGCTGGCATTCGCATGTTGTCATTATCGGCTCTGGCGCTGCATGCGCGTCTGCAGACTAATCCCGCTATGTCGAGCGTGGTCGATACCATGAGTGGTATTGGCGCATCGTTCGGGCTTATTTGAGGTGCGTATGCTGAAAAGTGAACCGTCATTCGCGTCTCTGCTCGTTAAGCAAAGCCCCGGCATGCACTACGGCCACGGCTGGATCGCAGGTAAGGACGGCAAGCGTTGGCACCCGAGCCGCTCACAGGCTGATTTACTAGCTGGCCTCTCAACTCAAAAGCAGGGGGAATCATGGCTATCGAAGCTGTTTCCGCAACTGTTCCGCTAAAAGCGGGTGAACGTCTGGCCGGTCTCAATCATGTGGCTGAATTGCGCGCGAGATATTGGGGCGATAGCTGGAAAGAGGTTGAGCGCTTTGTCGATGATATGCGCGATAAACGTGACCCACAATTTGAAGAAAATAATCGGGCGCTGGCCGCTATTTTCTTTCTGGCAAAAATACCGGCGGCTCGTCATGAGCTCGAATTAAGTGAGCTGACTACTGACGAGAAAAAGACGCTTATTGCAGCGATGAATCATTTTCGTGCAGTGGTGAGTTTATTTCCCAAACGGCTAACCATGCCGAATTAATCCAAACAGAAATTTAATGGCGTAAACCCGCCGGGCTTCTTATTGCCCGAAATCAGGAGAGTTAATTATGCGTAATACCGAAATCCGTAGTTTTAACACTGATAGTGATGCGCTGGCCGTATTGCTGACCGATGCAAAAAAAGAAGAGCGTAAAGACCGCGCGCTCGCTGTTTCCATCCGCCTTGAGGCGCTGGCTATCCATATCACCAAAGAGGGTATGAGTGGCACCGAAGCTGCCGAAATGCTGCGCCGTGAAGCAACCCGCTTTGAGAATGAATCACAGGAGCTGCACTAATGGCCGACGCAATGGATTTAGCACAACAGCGCGAGCAGGAAGACCGCGAACGCCACATCAGCAACGCGCGTAGTCGTATCGCTGCACCTTCCCGTTTTCTCTGCGAAGAATGTGACGCACCAATTCCGGAAGTTCGCCGCATTGCGATACCGGGCGTGGCCTTTTGCGTGACTTGTCAGCAAATCGCCGAGCTCAAATCCAAACATTATAGGGGCGTATAAATGAGTATTCGTATAGAAGTCGGAGACAAATGGGTTATTACAAGCGACCAATATCAATTCATCCTGAATGAAAAGAAAGTCGTTAAGTCGGGTAATAAAGCTGGCGAGGAATGGATCGATACTATCGGCTATTACCCAAAGATTAACCAACTTATTTCCGGTCTTCTTCATCACCAAATTCAAACTGCAACGATTAATTCTCTTTCTGAAATGGCGGCGGAAATTGAGCGAGTTAGCGCTACCTGCTCTGCGGAATTTAAGGGGGGAAAATGAGCCAGTCAGCTGCTGTAATTTCTGTATCTGATATTGCGGAGAAGGTCAGGGAAATCGAAATAGCATACCACCGCTATTTGAATTTATTCCGTATCCCAGATGACCATAAAATAGTCGTGAATTATTCTGCCGGTAAAGACAGCACTGCGACTCTTGCTGTCGCGAATGCACTGTTCGGAAACCGTGTGCAAGCTGTAATGGCGGACACTGATAACGAGCATGAGTTGACTGTTGAATTTGCTCGCAACGTCCATCAGCAAATTGGCTGCAACCCAGTGCAGGTAGTTAAACGGGTTTACACAGAGGCTGACTTTGCTAAACGCCGTGCATATTTGGAGAAAAACTGGCGAAAACGTCAGGCAATCCGTATGGGAGTGTATCGTGGAATTGTGATGCCGTCCCTTGCTCGCTCGGACACTAAATTCGGTCAAGCGTGGTTACGTACCGCTGAACGGTGGGGAATTGAATTTGAAACCCCCCTCGACGCGGCACTTTCAGTTTTACATCCATCAGGAAACAGCTTCTTGGACTGTGCATTGCTTCACGGCAAGTTTCCAATGCTGCGCGACCGTTTCTGTACTGATGAACTGAAAATTCAAATCGCTTATGAAAAAACAATGCTGCCAATGCTGGACGATGGTGATGTTGTTGTTCAATGGTCAGGTGTACGAGCCGATGAGTCATCAAAGCGAGCTGGTTATGAGCGTTTCGCTCCTGACCGACGAGACCAGGAATTTTTATATAATTTTCTGCCTATCCATCAGTGGACAGCAGCCGATGTTTTTGCTCTGCATAAATATTTTGGTATTAAGCCAAACCCACTATACATGCAGGGAGCTTCGCGTGTTGGCTGTATGAACTGTGTTCTTAGCAACAAAGAAGAAATTGCCGAGACGGCAGCGCGCTGGCCTGAACACATCGAGAAGCACAAACAATGGGAACTTAAAGTTCGCCTGACCAGCCGCTGGGTACACTGGATGAGTGTTGGAGAAGTTAGCCAGCGCTGGATGAAGCAGTTTGATTTACCTCTTGGCCGCAATGTTCAGATGTTAGGGATTGCACCAGAAGTCCAGAACATCGATTGGTCGGGATTCTATGGCCCGCGTGGGGGGCTTAATTCCCCTGGCGTTGGCGATGTTGTTGAATGGGCTAAAACTGGTCGCGGCGGAAAGGTCTATGACCTCGTTAAAGCCAGTCTTGATACGGCTACTTGCTCCTCGCGCTACGGCCTGTGCGAATGAGCTCCATTTCTTATGCCTATCCGTGGAATGCTCCACGGTCGGCAATAGCCAGCCCATATCTTACCTATGAGCAACAGTATCGCCGCGACCGTATGTTCGCGGCTTTGCTGCATGCGAGAAAGGTGCTTTCTCTCCAGCCTGAGTGCGTGCGTTTTGACGTTTATCGCACCGCTGCGGTGCTGGAGCAAACTCAGGGCAGTCAACGAGCCAATGCCTTTTTAATCAGCTTCTGCAAAAAGGCATTGCCGCGTCTTGAACTAGTTGCAAAAAAATATGAGTGCACGGGTATCAACAGCAACGTATCAGCCGCTGTTTTCGGGGGATATTTTGATACCCAGCTTATGCAATATCTGGCATCACGCATGGTTAATATGGTCGCCAGATACAACCGCCTCCCTGATATGTCGCGCGCCGATATTGACCTGTTGGCCGCTGATATCGCTAATTTCATTCGTGCTGAACTGGCCGACATTGATGACACCGGATTTAGCGAGCTCAAAACGCTGTACACGTGGTACATGCGCGCCGGTTTTATTTCCCTGCAATTCAACGTTAACCCGCCGCATTGGGAACGGGTGACAAAGAAATATGTCGGCGAGGATGAAATAGCTCCGGCTATCACCCGCATGTTTAACGATGTGTGGTGGCGTGGTCGTCTGCGTCGCATTGCGGCTGCATGGCGCGAACATCTGCAAATTGCTGTCGGAAACGTCAGCAAGAAAAAGCATGCCTACGCGAGTAAAAACTGCGTGACTGACTGGCGCGAGCAGAAACGCCGCACGCGCGAATTTCTCAAGGGGCTGGATCTCGAAGACGAAGACGGCAACCGCATCAGCCTGATTGAAAAATACGATGGCTCGGTCGCTAATCCTGCGATACGCCGCTGCGAGCTGATGACCCGCATTCGTGGGTTTGAAAATATCTGTAATGAGCTCGGTTATGTCGGGGAGTTTTACACCCTGACTGCACCATCTAAATATCACGCCACCACCAAAGCTGGTTACCGTAACAGCAAATGGAACGGTGCCAGCCCGTCGGACACGCAGAGCTATCTCACCGGCCTTTGGGCGCGCATACGCGCCAAGCTGCACCGGGAAGAAATCCGCATTTTCGGCATACGTGTTGCCGAGCCTCATCACGACGGAACGCCTCACTGGCACATGCTTATGTTCATGTTGCCGGAAGACGTCGAGCGCGTGCGCCTCATCGTCCGTGATTATGCGTGGGAGGAAGAACGCCACGAACTGAGAAGCGAGAAAGCCAAAAAGGCACGCTTCCATGCCGAAGCCATTGACCCGGAAAAGGGCAGCGCTACCGGTTATGTCGCTAAATACATTTCCAAAAACATCGACGGCTATGCTCTTGATGGTGAAACCGATGACGAAAGCGGTGAGCTGCTGAAAGAGGCAGCCCCCGCCGTTTCCGCATGGGCGGCACGCTGGCACATCCGTCAGTTTCAGTTTATCGGCGGTGCGCCAGTGACGGTCTACCGTGAGTTGCGCCGTCTCGCTGACACCGAGACCGCACATGGTCTGAGCGTTGAGTTCGCCACCGTCCATGATGCCGCTGACGCTGGTGACTGGGCTGGTTACGTTAATGCGCAGGGTGGCCCGTTTGTCCGTCGCGATGATTTGCAGGTGCGCACGCTGTATGAACCGCGCGCCGAGTTTAACCAGTATGGTGAGGAAACCGTCTGCATTCGTGGAGTGTACGATTCCGCTGTTGGTGCAGGTACTCCGATTTTAACCCGGCTAACGCAGTGGAAAATTGTGCCGAAGCGTGCCGTTGATTTGGCCGTTGACGTTAAGGGCGCTTCTGCGCCCTCTCGGAGTTCTGTCAATAACTGTACGGGAAGCGAAAGCGATCCACCGATTCTGGATTTAACAAAATCACTGAGTCGACATGAAAGGCGAGAGCTGACTAAGCGGCTCAGGAAACCAAAGCCACCTACAAAGCAGAAATTTATACACGGAACGGGTGAGCAAAATACCGCAATAGCGAAAACTATCGACGAGATACATCTGACAACCGGCGTCAACATTGGCCGGGGGGAAGCCCTGCACCTGATGGCGGGTGGTAAAAGCTGTTTTAATGGCAAATGGTTGCGCGGAACGTCCAAAGGTGAAATCTTTTCTGCTGCTCCATCGCATCAGGCAAGAGCAAGAAATATCCTTAAACGTGTTTCGGTTTTGTCAGTAGCAGCAAAGCAGCATAGTAACTAATTCGCCTCTATATCATGAGCATAGGTTGTTAACCTGATTGATATTTTCTCTTCCTTTTTTTCATTCAGTGCGAGATACTGTATATGTATACAGTATCTCGTATGGAGGTTGTGTGGATAGAGAACTGAATGAGCACGTCATGATTGAGCGGGTCGAAATGATTGCGCGTCTGACGGCTGACGGTACTTGTCAGGAAAGAGACCGTGAAATCGCATTGAATTTAATTGCGGAGATAGCAAGAGGCAATCTAATGAAAAATAATAATTTTTCTGTTGTTTTTTCCGCGCCGCCTGTTGATGAAGCATTTGCAAAGGATGGCAAAGTGAAAGTAAATATCACGTTGGATAAAGACCAAAAAATCGGCCAGCCAGTAATTGATGCTTTTCAATGCGAATTGACCAAGCGAATACGGTCTGTTTTCCCGTCAACGTGCGTCACTGTTAAAAAGGGAGCCATGACAGGTGTCGAGCTGATGGGGTTCGATAAAGATTCAGACCGTGAAGCGCTGGATAGCATCCTTCAGGAAGTCTGGGAAGATGAGAGCTGGCGCTAGTTCCTGAAAAATGTACAAACCGTAACCCCATGTTTGATAGCATGGGGTTGTTTTGTATGGGATTACACAAAGGAAAATCATGGATACCGTAATAGCTTTTTTATCTCTGGCTCTTTTTATCGCTTTTATCATTGGTCTTATCAAGCCGTCGCTGGTTCGGATGCCGAACCGTAAGCGCTCAAGTGCGGTTTATCTCGGTGGTTGTCTGGCGCTGGGGGTTATTGGTTCAATCTTATGGCCGACTGAAAAAAGTCAGTCAGTGGCAAAAACTGATGCGCCGGTGGTTAAAGCGGAACCTGCTACGCCAACGTTTGAGTACGCGGATAAAACCCTCAAGGAATACCGCAACGAGCCAAAAGAAACTCGGCACGGCATTGTTAAAGATTATGTTGATTTCAAAAGTGTACCGCCCAGCTCTGCTGATGCCTTTTATGCCTGTATGAGTGAGTTAACTTTTACTAAAGATGATGCATTAAAGCTCGGAGATGTGTTGGGGTGGTGTTTCAACGACTTCGAGAAGGATCCACAATCACTAAATAATAAAATTAACCTTGACGCATTTCAGGGTAATTTTAGCGGTTGGGATGGTTCTTATCGCCCGTTAGAGAGGCTGATAAAAGCCAGCATGAATGATGACTCCTCTTATAAACATGTTTCAACGGTCTACCATCTTATTTTGAATAAAGATCCGCATGCCGTTGTAAAAACAACGTTCCGCGGCACTAATGCTTATGGTGGCGTGGTCAAACAGACCGTAGCGGCACGCGTTAATGTGCGAACGGGTGAGGTTGATTCAATACTCGAAAATTAAACAATATAGTGACAAACGTCGCCGGAGCTGAAACTCGCTTTCAGGGCTGGCGGGGTTGAACAACGAGCCCTGCGAGGCGTTAGATACTTACAATCGAAAGAGGATGGATTATGTCAAAGTTTACAGAGTTGTGCAGTGCATATACCGAGTTTCGGAACAAATTTTCTGATACTCGATTTGCTGCGTATAACTTTTCTGGTCACGTGATTAAAAATTATTTAGATTATCTTGGGATTGATAATGTAGATGCATATAGAATAATTCCGTTAGATAAAGATGAAAATCCAAATACGGAATATACACCCGCTGGAGCTACTCATTTGGGGGATGATGGGTTCTGGCATTTAGGGTTTATATTGACCGTCTATAAAGACTCTAATACTTACCCGCAGTCGCCTTTCCAAATAGACTTCAAATTCAGAAGAAATGATGATGGCTCATATACATTTGGTGTTGATAGCATAGGTTTCACAACAAAAATAACCTCTCTCAGTAACTCAAATGAATTCACACCTGTATTTGATAAAATTCAAGAGTGCATTCTGGGGCACTTTCAGGAATTTGAAGACTTTCTTGTTGGTAAGCATGACAAGATGTCATCCATTGGATTCATTCAAGAAGGTATTTTTGCGAAAATTAACAGCGAAAAAAGTGAGTAAAGAGTACACAAGTAAATGATGCATGCATAAGGTGCATTTTTTTGCATGTCCCAGTCGTGCCAGTTCTGAGCATACTTTGCCAGAACTGGCACGGTTCCAGAGTGGTCATGCAACTGCATTAAAACCGCCCCATAAAGCGGGCAGGCGTGGCGGGGAAAGCATTGCGCGCCAGTGGTGGTGCCCATTATTAAAAAATACTGTCTGAGTGCGTAGTAGGGGAGTTGTCGAGGTCGAGGCTAGTTCACAAGTAGTCTGCTGCTAACGTGGGCTTAAGGTTTATCAGTGGAGTAATGTGAGGGGTGAGAGCGGTCGCACAACTCTACTGAGCTGCTTTGATTAATATTTAATTCGGTATGTCATGTTCCCTGTCAACTGCTGGAGGTTTTGATGGATAACTATCACATTACAAAAGATGGTGATAAGTGGAAGCTTCAAAAGGAAGGAAACGAGCGTCCTAGTAAGACCGCGACGACTAAGGCTGAGATTATCAAAGAAACTCAGGATTACATGTCCAATAAAACTGGCTCAGTAAAAATTCACACAGAGGATGGGAAGTTTCAGGAAGAACGCACTTACCCCCGTAAAGCAGATCCTAAAAAGTCCAAAGGCTAATACAGTCAAAGCCGCCGTAATGGCGGCTTAACGGGATTAGTCCGGGTTATCGAGACTGTACTCTTTGAACCTGATGACCTCCATGCCGAGCCAGTCATTTACCTCCCTGAACCTGTCCTGCAGGGGCGACAGTTCGTTACGCACAAAAACCTTTGCCACCTTCTCAACGTCACCCACGGAGCCGACGTTCTCAGGCTTACCGCCCATAAGCTGGAACGGTATGCGGTGTGCGTCGAGCAGGTCAGCGGCGCTGACTTTCTTGATATTAAAAAAATCATCCTTCGTGGCTACTTCGCTCAGTGGAACAATCTTAATCCCGTCTGCTTTACCATTCGGCGCGTAGAAAAACAGGTTCTTAAAATTGCCGAGCCCTTTCGAGTCACGCATCGCTTTGCGCAGCGCTTCAACGTCGGTGCTACTCTGCGCGGCGTCGGTCACGTACATGATGTAGCCCGCGTGTGCCCCGTTCTGGTAATACTTGCGACGGAACAGGGTCGCAGACTCATTAAGCCAGGCTGAATTGAGCGCGCTCAGGTATTCTGGCATTCCGTAAAGCTCCTGATTAATATCGGGCTCGAGCAGGTGGAATACTGAGCCGGGTGCGAACTGGTGTGGCTGCGTGTAGGACTGAATATACCAGTACACGTCATCTTCAATACCACGTCGAGTATATTTAGCCGGTGAGGTTTCCAGTTTTAACGGCTTGCCGGTCAGTCCGCGACGTTCTTCGATAAACGCATTGCCAAACACCAGATAGTCGAGCGCAAATCGAGTGAAGTCCTGACGAGACAGTAGCGGGTGTGGAATGTAGGTTGAGGCCAGAATATTACGCTTAACGTAGATGGGTGAGCTGTGATGCACCGCAGCGCGCAGGCTTTTCGCCAGCCCGGAAAAGCTGACCGGCGGCTCGTACCACTGACCGTTATCGATGCACTCGACGTAATCAAGAATATCACGGCGGTCTAGCACCGCCGTCGGCTCACCGAAGGTGAACGCCTCCATGCTCTGAGCGGGTGCGGCGGTATGTTTTTGGGTGTCAGGCTGTGGCTGGCGCTTGTTGCGTTTCTTGCTCATTAATTCCACTCCATAATGCTGGATGACTGCTGCCCGCTGGCGGCGGTGAGCGGCTCATTGATTAATACGTGCATGGTTGCCCATGCGAGATCGGCGTGACTGGCTTCCTCGGTGCGGCTGGCCTCATAGGTGGCGCTGCGCCCGCTGCTGGTCATGGTTTTGCGAATGGACATAAACGACTGCGTGATGTCGGTCGCGCCGACGTCGTACTCAAGACAGCCGCGCTTGATGGTGTCTTTGGCTTTCAGCACCATCGCGGTTTTCATTTCAGGCGTGTAGCGAATCTCGCGCGCTGCCGGGTAGAAGGAGCGCACCAGCTGGAATACCCCCTGACCGAGCCCGGTCGCATCAATGCCGATGTATTCAACGTTGTATTTTTGGGTAAGCTCGCGGATGGATTCGGCCTGTGTGGCAAAGTCCATGCCTTTCCACTGGTGGCGCTCAAGAATGCGGAACTTGCCACCGGCGACCACCGGCGGCGCGATGACCACACAACCGGCGCTGTCGCCGCGCAGTGACGGGTCGTAGCCAATCCACACAACGCGGTGACCGAACGGACGGTCGGCGAACGGTTCGACGTCCTCCCACTCTTCCATGCTGTCGACCATGCAGCGCTGCAGCTCTTCGAACGGGAATACCGACGCTTTATCGTCGACGAATTCACACATAAACAGATTGCGGAACTCATCGACGCTGTTTTCGCGTTTCAGCGTGTCGATGTTAAACAGGGTGCACCCTTTGGCGAGCGCGTCCTCAATGGTGACAATCTGTCGCCACTGGCCGTCAGGACATGCGACGCCCTTCGCCAGTGCAGCATGCGTGATATCGATGTCGACGCGCTCGCTGGCGTCAGAGCGCCCCCGGTTGAACTGCTCCCCCGACCAGAACGGATAGGCGCCATGTGCCAGCGACGAGGGGGTCGAAAAGTAGGTCGTGCGCAGATGCTCCTGTGACGACATGCCACCGGCAACCCTTTTTAGCTTTTGAAAGTTGGGGATCCAGAAAATCTCATCGACATACAAATCGCCGTTATGACTTTGCGCCGTGTTGGCGTTGGTGCCGAGAAACATCAGCTCCGCACCGTTATTGCCGAGCACAATCGGGTCGCCGCTGAGCTCCACCTCAACCAGTCGGGCAAAGGCAATAATGTATTTCCGGAACACATAGGCCTGCGTTTTACTGGCCGAGAGAAAAATCTGGTTATGGCCGGTTTTCAGCGCCTGCAGCAATGCCTCACGCGCAAAGTAGAACGTTGCGCCAATCTGGCGGGATTTCAGTATGTGCCTGATACGGTGCGCCAGCCCCGCCCGCCACCATTCGAGCTGATAGTCGAATGACTGGTCGAGAAATATCTCCTCCAGTTTCTCGATAGCCTCATCGCTGAAAAAATTCTTTTTCGGCTTCTTACGCTCCCCTTTATTGCGGTTGGCCACGTTGGGATTTAAATCCGCCTCGTTGCCGGTCTGGCCATAGCGGCTAATGCGGGCGAACCGCTCCATTTGTCGGGCAAGAAAATCAGCGACCTTAAAGTCATGAGCGGTCAGGTCGGGCTTTGCATAGAGCTGAATCAACCGCGCTTCAAGCGTGTATTCCACCCGGTTGAGCGGTGCGGTGTCTTCCCACCGGTCGCGCTGCTTCCAGCTCTGAACCGTGGCGCGCTTGGTCTGGAGCATGTCCGAGATTTGCGGAACGGAAAAACCCTGCCAGAACAGCAGTGCCGCCTGTCGTCGCGGGTCGTTTAACAGTGATGTGTCGGTGGTGATGGTCATGTATGCCTCGCCGTAGTGGGTACAGGGCAAGGCTAAAGAAACGGGGGTACTGAATCTCTAAGGCGCTGTTGTGTCAGGGGTTATCCATCCCGGATTGATGGATAAGGTGCGGCGGCGTCGGGAAACTAACCCCGACCCAAACACCCAACATCAGGACACCTGACACATGGCAAAAAAAATCTCCAAATGGTTTCGCATCGGCGTCGAGGGTGACACCTGCGACGGTCGCGATATCAGCGCGAAAGATATTCAGGACATGGCCGACGGCTTTGACCCGCGCGTCTACGGTTGTCGCATCAATCTGGAGCATATCCGCAGCGTGGTTCCAGACACGCCGTTCTGTCGCTATGGCGATGTGATCGAACTGAAAGCGGAAGTGATTAAAGATGACTCCGCGCTCAACGGCAAGCTGGCGCTCTACGGCAAAATCTCCCCGCTCGATAATCTGCTCGCCATGCTGGCGAAAGGCCAGAAGGTTTACACCTCGATGGAGATCCGTCCGAACTTTGCCAATACCGGCAAATGCCACCTAATCGGCCTTGCGGTGACCGATGACCCGGCGAGCCTCGGCACCGAATACCTGAAATTCTGCGCCGCCGGTAAAAAAGAACAGCCTGATGACCTGTTTACCGTGGCAACCCTCGCCGTGCTGGAATTTGAAGACCAGCCCGAAACCCTGCTCAACAAGCTCACCGACTCCGTGAAAGCCATTTTCAGCCGTAAACAGCAGGACGATGACACCCGCTTTGCTGATGTGCGTGAAGCTGTGACGGCGATTGCCGAACGCGTCCAGAGCGGCGGAGAAGATGCCGACACGCGTTTCGGCAAGCTGGAAGATGAAATCGCGACGCTGAAACAGACCATCACCGAACAGGCCGACGCAACCAGTCAGCAATTCAGCACGTTCAGAAACACCCTGGACAACACCGAAAGTACCGTACAACCGCGCCGCAAACTGAGCACCGGCGGTGATGGTTCCGACATGACGATGACCGACTGCTAAGCCCCCTTTTTCAAAACAGGAATGCACAGATAATGCGTAAAGAAACCCGCTTTAAATTCAATCAGTACCTGAGCCGAATCGCTGAGCTGAACGGCGTCGCAGTGAATGACCTCAGCAATAAATTTAACGTTGAGCCGTCCGTCACTCAGACCCTGTTTGACAAAATCCAGCAGTCCTCTTCTTTCCTGAAACTCATCAATATGGTGGTCGTGGGCGAGCTGACCGAGGAGAAAGTCGGTATGGATGCCACCGGCACGATTGCCAGCACCGCCGACACCGACGGCGGCGTTGAACGTAAAACGGCCGACTTCTCCAAAATGGACGCTTACCGCTACTTCTGTAAGCCGGTTAACTTTGACTACCACCTGCCGTACAGCAAGCTCGACCTGTGGGCGCGCTTTCAGGATTTCCAGATCCGTATCCGTAACGCCATCATCAAGCGTCAGGCGCTGGACTACATCACCATCGGCTTTAACGGTGTGACCCGGGCGGCAACCTCTGACCGCAAAAACAATCCCCTGTGTCAGGATGTGGCCGTCGGCTGGTTGCAGAAATACCGCAACGATGCCCCTGAGCGCGTCATGGACAAAGTGACTGATGACAAAGGTGCGGTGATTTCGGACACTATCAAAATCGGTAAGGGCGGGCATTACGCCAACCTCGACGCGCTGGTGATGGATGCGCATGAATCGCTGATTGAAGAAATTCACCGCGAAAATCCCGAGATGGTGGTTATCTGTGGGCGTCGCATTCTGACCGACAAATATTTCCCGATGATTAACAAATTCCAGGCGAACAGCGAACAGCTCGCCGGTGAGCTGATTATCAGCCAGAAAACCATCGGTCAGCTGCAGGCGGTGCGTGCGCCGTTCTTCCCGGCTAACAGTATTTTCATCACCCCGCTGGATAACATTTCCATCTACATGTATGAGGACGGTCACCGCCGCCACATTGAGGAAAATCCGAAGCTGGATCGCGTGGAAAACTACGAGCAGGTGAAGGTCGACTTTGTTATCGAAGACTACGAGGCCGGCTGCCTGATTGAGAACATCGAGATTCTGGAGCCGGAAGAAGCCTCCACCCCGGAAACAACCAGCGCCAAAGCGTTTGCCGCCGAACTGGTCAAGGCCATGCAGGAACTCACCGCAGGCACTAAAGCCCCAGCAACTGACGGCGGGGAGGCATAACCGATGGCGAGCCCCGCACAGCGTCATGCGATGCGGGTCTCGGCTATCAGGGCTGCGCAGCAGGAAAACGTCCCGCTGCGCCATGCCTCAGCTTACGAGCAGATGCTTGTCAAGCTGGCCGCAGACCGCCGGACGCTATCACAAATCCATTCCAAAGAACGCAAGGCCGAGAAAAAGCGCCAGCTGCTGCCGTTTTACCTGCCGTGGGTAACCGGCGTGCTGGAGAATGGCATCGGCGCACAGGATGACATTCTGATGACGGTCATGCTGTGGCGTCTCGATGCCGGAGATATTCCGGGCGCACTTGAAATTGCGCGCTATGCGCTACGTTTCAGCCTGTCCATGCCCGGTGGACATTCCCGCACCGCGCCCTACATGCTGGCCGAAGAGGTCGCCCTGACGGCGCAGCGCGCCCGCGACGCCGGTCAGACGGTCGATGCTTCGCTACTGCTCGGCGTCATTGACATGACCGGTGCCGCTGACATGCCTGATGAGGTTCGCGCACGACTGCATAAGCTGACCGGCCTGACGTTGCGCGACAGCGGTCAGCCCAATGAAGCTTTGACTCACCTGCAACGCGCAAACCAGCTCGACCGCAACGCCGGTGTGAGAAAGGACATTGAGCGCCTCACGCGTGAGCTGACCCCCAAACCGGACACCGCAGCAAAACGCGTCGCCCCCAAAGCCACGCCCAAAAGGGCATCAGCGAAAAAAACAGATTCACCGGTGAAACGAGGGCGGGGTCGCCCGAAGAAAGTCACCGGATAACCGAACGCGCCCCGCGCCGGGCGGCACGCTGGTCTATGTCGGTGTTTCACCTGAACGGCGACCGGCGTCCACCGCCCACCTATTTCAGAGGTAGTCATGACGACAGTGATACTGAACAAACCCGACTTACAGCAGGACGTGCCGGGTGTGGTCATTCCCGCACCGGAGACGGGCGAGGCGGTGATTAAAAACACGTTCTTTTTCCCGGATGTGGATCCAAAGCGCGTGCGCGAGCTGATGCGGCTTGAGCAAACCGTCTCCCCCGCCCGTCTTCGCAATGCCATCAAGACCGGCATGGCGGAAACCAACGCCGAGCTTTACGACTACCGGGCGCACCAGATGGCCGCAGGGTTTACGCAGCTGACCGACGTGCCCGCCGAAGAAATCGACGGCGAGAATCAGCGCGTTTTCCACTACCTGAGCGCCGTGACGGCGATGGCGACCGCCACTCTGTACGAGCGTTATCGCGGCGTTGAGGCCACCGGCAAGGGCGACAAAAAGGCCGACAGCGTGGAAACCACCATTGATGACCTGTGGCGGGATATGCGCTGGTCGGTTGCGCGACTCCAGGACAAACCGCGCTGCATCGTGGGTCAGCTCTGATGAAAGCCTTTGCGATGCAGGGCGACACCCTCGACGCGCTTTGCGTCCGTTACTACGGGCGCACTGAGGGCGTGGTCGAGGCGGTGCTGCAGGCTAATCCCGGCCTGTCTGAGCTGGGTGTCATTCTGCCGCATGGCACGGAGATTGACCTGCCCGACGTTGAAACATCACCCACGGCGGAGACCCTGAACCTATGGGACTGAGTATGGAAAAAATCACCACGTTTATCGCCTACTGGCTGGCCGTGGCGCTGGCATATTTCGGGGCAATGTCACCTGAAAAGCTGGCGCTGTATGTGGGGAGCCTGTGCGCCATTTTTACGGCGGCGGTGAATTTCTGGTACCGACGCAAAACCTTTCGCTATCTGACCGAAATGGGAATCGACAAAGGGGTGACCCGTGAGCTCAATCGTTAAACGTTGCAGTGTGGCCGCAGTGCTGGCGCTGGCAGCACTGATTCCTGATTTTCGTCTGCTACATACCTCGCCGGATGGTCTGGCGCTGATTGCCGACCTCGAAGGGTGTCGTCTGACACCTTACCAGTGCAGCGCGGGCGTGTGGACGTCAGGCATCGGCCACACTGCCGGGGTGGTACCAAAACGCGATATCACCGAGCGCGAAGCGGCGGCAAATCTGGTCGCCGACGTGCTGAACACCGAGAAGCGTCTCGCGGTCTGCGCGCCGGTTGCGATGCCGCAGCAGGTTTATGACGCACTGGTCAGCTTCTCTTTTAACGTCGGTACCGGCGCAGCATGCCGCTCGACGCTGGTCTCGTACCTCAAACGCCAGCAGTGGTGGCAGGCGTGTGACCAGCTTACCCGCTGGGTGTTCGTCAACGGGGAGCGCAGCACCGGTCTCGAGAATCGCCGTCAGCGTGAACGTGCTTACTGCCTGCAGGGGGTGAAATGAAAGTGTTAGCCGTGCTGTTAGTGCTGGCCGTGCTCGGGCTGCTGTGGCTGCGTCATGAGAACGGCAATCTGTCCCGCTCGTTTGAGGTAGCAAACCGTGTCGCGAGCGAGCAGAAAACGACGATTGGCATGCTGAAAAATCAGCTCGGCGTTGCCGGTAAGCTTGCCCGACGTAATGAATCCGCGCAGGTGACGCTGCGTGACCAGCTCGCAAAGGCCAGAGAAGAAGCCAGCCGCCGTGAGCAGACGATAACGAGGTTACTTAATGAAAATGAAGCCTTTCGCCGCTGGTATAACGCTGCTCTGCCTGACGTTGTGCGTCGGCTGCACGCCCGCACCGCCTGCGCCAGCGCCGGTGATTGTGGTGAGCGGATGCCCGAGAGTCAGCCTTTGCCCGATGCCGGAAAGTGACCCGAAAACCAATGGTGACCTGAGCGCGGATATCCGCCGCCTTGAGGGCGCGCTGACCGCCTGTGCGCTGCAGGTTAAAACCGTCAAACACTGTCAGGATGAACTCGATGCAGAAGCACAAAAGCCTGCGGAAAGCGCTGATTAACGCCGTGCCGCAGCTCAAAACCAACCCCGAGATGCTGCGCCTTTACGCCGACAACGGGCATACCGATTCCCGGCTGGCGAGCTCGCTGTCGTTTGAAAAGGTGTACGTGCTTAACGTGGTAGTGACCGACTTCACCGGCGACCTCGATCTGATTTTCGTGCCGGTGCAGGCGTGGCTGCGCGAACATCAGCCGGACATTATGACCACCGACGACGGGCGGGAAAAAGGATTCACCTGGATTATTGATATCAATGACGACGATTCGCTCGATATCAGTATCAGTCTGAGGCTCACCGAGCGCACGCTCGTCAAAGAGGTCGACGGCGCTCTGCACGTCAGCTATGCACCTGAGCCGCCGTTGCCTGAGCCGGTGACGCGCCCGGTGGAGCTGTACGTTAACGGCGAGCTGGTGAGTCAGTGGGATGAATGAGTTAACCGCGCTGCAGGAGCGCCTCGCCGGTCTGATTGCCAGCCTGTCACCGGCGAGGCGCCGGAAAATGGCGTCTGATATTGCCAAAAAGCTGCGCGCCAGCCAGCAACAGCGCATTAAGCAGCAGCAGGCACCCGACGGCACCCCGTATGCCGCCAGAAAACGCCAGCCGGTGCGGAGCAAGAAAGGCCGCATTAAGCGCGAGATGTTCGCCAAACTGCGTACTAACCGCTTTATGAAAGCCAAAGGTAGTGACAGTGCGGCGGTGGTGGAGTTTACCGGCAAGGTGAAGCGTATCGCACGGGTTCATCAGTTAGGGCTTAAGGATAAGCCCGGACGCAACAGTGCCGCCGTGGAATATCCTGTTCGTAAGCTGCTCGGTTTTTCAAGCGACGACCAGAGACTACTTGAAGACATGATCTATGATGAGTTAGGCAAAATGTTGAATTAGTTTTGGAATGGCTTTCTTTTTTTGGTATTTTGCTACTAAAAAGAGAGGTGGATATGGACGAAAAAAAGTACCAGATTTTTGTTAGCTCTACATACGAAGACCTATTTCAGGCACGAAAAAAAATCATTGAGACTGTTTTGAGTTTATATCATTTCCCTGTCGGAATGGAGATGTTTAGTGCTGATGATTCTGAACAGTGGGATATTATAAGAGAGACAATTGAAGGTAGTGACTATTACGTAATAATAATTGGTCATAAATACGGATCCGTTGCTTCATCAGGATTGAGTTATACAGAGATGGAGTATGATTACGCTAAGTCTCTTGGTATTCCTGTGCTCGCATTTATAAGGGATAGGAATGTTGGGACTTTACCTAATGAGCGCGAAAGTGATTCGAAAAAAAGCGAAAGCTTAGAGCGGTTTATTGAGAAAGCCAAAGCTAATAAAATGTGTGATTTTTGGGTTTCTATGGATGATTTGGCAACGAAGGTTGCAATAGCTCTACCGAAAATAATGCGACGAACACCGCAGGTGGGGTGGGTCAGAGGAGATCAAGCCACACCGAAAGAAGTATCTAATGAGTTAGCCGAATTATCTACAGAGAACAGAAAACTCCGAGAGAGATTGAGGGAGTATGAAAGCCAATTATTTTCTGAAACCCCTATTCTTAAATTATCAATGATAGACGAAAAACTGATTTTATCACTCGCTGAAGTCCAATCGGGACAGGAGTATATACCTCAGCTACGGCGGAGCGATTTGCCAGAAGAGTATGGCGAACTAATTACTGATAGGCAGCTGGCAGAGTATAATGAAAAAATACCATCAAATGAAAAAATAGATTCATACAATAGAAAGCTGTTCTTGTTTAAGTGTTATGAAGATAGTGCTTATAAAATCACCCCAGTACTGGAAAATTTAGGGCGTAAAGTTGCTACGGATATTTATGTTGATGTCGAGTTACCTGATTTTTTAGTGGCACTCAATCATAGTAATAAAGGTATTTTTACAGAGTTGCCAATTATTGAAATTCCGACGCATCCAGTGGAAATGGAACGAAGGAAGTTGCAGGCAAACAGGGTGCTAAGTGATCTTAGGAAAGCTTTAGTAACGGGTGATTATTTTGGAAGCGAGTTGCCTTCAACAAAATCTCAAGAGTTGAGATTATCAAATATGTTTAACCATATTCAGCAGGTTAACCCCTCGGATTGGATTAGTTATGAACGAGGGAGAATAACTCTTCGAGCAAAAAAACTGCTACAAACACGGTCATTAACATTCGATGAAATAACATTAATCCCAATTGCCGAAGGTGAAGGATTTGTCAAAATCAAAATAGTTTGTGAGGAATTGAAGGAACCTGTGATTTTCAGCCACGCTGTATCAGTTTTGCCCCATTAATCCAGTTGTGTAGTAGATCATAAAGCCATACCGAATTGCCGTTGGTATCACCCAACGGCATCCTTCCAGTATGAACACAATTGCACATATTCAGGAACTCTCCCGCGCGCTACGCAACATGATTCGCATTGGTCTCATTGTCGAAACAGACCTTGATACCGGGCGCTGTCGCGTACAGACCGGCGGCATTTACACAGACTGGCTCCAGTGGTTAACCCATCGAGCTGGACGCTCACGTACGTGGTGGGCTCCCTCGGTGGGCGAGCAGGTACTGCTGCTGGCGATTGGTGGCGAGCTCGATACCGCTTTCGTGCTGCCGGGTATTTTCTCCGACGACAACCCTGCCCCGTCAGCCTCGGCGGATGCGTGGCATGTGGCTTTCCCTGATGGCGCGGTCATTGAGTACGAGCCGGAGGCCAGCGCGCTGACGGTCAGTGGTATCAAAACCGCTGACGTGACGGCATCGGAGTCCATCACGGCTACCGTGCCGGTTGTGCTGGTAAAAGCCGAGACCCGCATCACCCTCGACACCCCGGAAGTGGTCTGCACCAACAAGCTGACGACCGCAACGCTTGAGGTGCAGGAAGGCGGCACCATGCGCGGCAATATCGAACACACCGGCGGCGCGTTTAAATCAAACGGTGTACAGGTGGATAACCACGGTCACGGCGGCGTTGAAAATGGCGGAAGCTGGACGGAGGGCACCAAATGACGGCGCGCTATATGGGAATGAACCGCAGCACCGGCCTCGGCATCAGCGACACTGAGCACATCAGCCAGAGCGTGCGCGATATTCTGCTGACGCCGGTCGGCTCGCGGGTGATGCGTCGAGAATATGGCTCGCTTCTGTCAGCGCTGATTGATATGCCGCAAAACCCGGCGCTCAGGCTGCAAATCATGGTGGCGTGCTATTCCGCTATCCAGAGATGGGAGCCGCGCATCAGGCTGACCGCTATCAGCTTTGAGACCGGCGACGCCGGTGCGATGTATGTCGACATTACCGGGGCGCTTGCCGATACCGGCACGCCAGTTTCAACCACCGTACCTCTGAGTTAAATCACTATGGCAACCGTCGACCTGAGTCAGTTACCCGTTCCCGACGTGGTCGAGGAACTGGACTACGAAACCATTCTTGCGGAACGCAAAGCGACGCTGATTTCGATCTATCCGGAAGACCAGCAGGAGGCCATTGCGCGGACGCTCGCGCTTGAGTCAGAGCCGATTGTTAAGCTGCTGCAGGAAAACGCCTACCGGGAAATTATCTGGCGTCAGCGGGTGAACGAAGCCGCGCAGGCGGTGACGCTGGCCTATTCCAGCGGCGACGACCTCGACGTCATGGCTGCGAATAACAATACCGAACGGCTGACCATCATCCCGGCGGATAACGCCACCATTCCGCCGACGCCTGCAGTTATGGAGTCCGATGCCGACCTGCGGCTGCGAACGCAACAGGCGTTTGAGGGGCTGAGCGTGGCGGGGCCGGTCGGGGCTTACGAGTATCACGGCCGCAGCGCCGACGGACGCGTTGCTGACGTCTCGGTAGAAAGTCCTTCGCCCGCCTGCGTGACGATTTCCGTGCTATCCCGCGAGGGTGACGGTACCGCAGGCGCTGAGCTACTGGCGATTGTTGATAAGGCACTTAATGCCGAAACCGTACGCCCGGTGGGTGACCGGGTGACCGTCAGGTCTGCTGAGATTGTGACCTACCGGATTGACGCGACGCTCTACGTTTACCCCGGTCCAGAATCTGAGCCCATCAGAAAAGCGGCGGAGAAGCGTCTGCAAAGCTATATCAGCGCGCAGCACCGCCTCGGGCGTGATATTCGCCTGTCGGCCATTTACGCCGCGCTGCATGTTGAGGGGGTGCAGCGCGTCGAGCTGGCCGCGCCGCTGGCCGATATCGTACTGAGCAAATCACAGGCGTCGAACTGTATCGACTACCAGATAACTATCGGGGGCTCGGATGAGTGACAGGCTGTTACCCGTCGGCTCGTCGCCGCTGGAAGTTGCCGCCGCTGCCGCGCTCTCAGAGATTAAGCGCGTGCCGGTACCGCTGCGCACGCTGTGGAACTGGCGCACCTGCCCGTTAAACCTGCTGCCGTATCTGGCGTGGACGCTGTCGGTCGACCGGTGGGATGAGAAGTGGCCGGAGGCGACAAAGCGCAGCGTCTGCGCCTCCTCATTTTTCGTGCATCAGCACAAAGGCACCATCAGTGCATTGCGTCGTGTGGTTGAGCCGCTCGGCTTTCTGATTGAGGTGCGCGAGTGGTGGCAGCTCAACGAGGAGCCTGGCACATTCCGCCTCGTTGTCGGCGTGCTCGACAGCGGCATCACCGAGGAAATGTATCAGGAACTGGAACGCCTGATTGATGATGCCAAACCGGCAAGCCGCCACCTGACCGGGCTCGCTATCAGTCTGAGCACCTCCGGCGACCTGTTTGTCGGTGCGGGATGCTACCACGGTGACGCACTGACCGTTTACCCCTACACCCCCGAGAAAATTGTCGTCGGCGGTGAATATTACCCGGCCTCGGCCATCCATTTGATTGATAACCTGAGAGTGAACGCATGAGCGCAAAATATTTTGCCATTCTGACCAATCAGGGCGCGGCAAAGCTGGCGAACGCGACAATGCTCGGCACTAAGCTGCACCTGACACAAATGGCGGTCGGCGATGCCAACGGTGCATTACCCACGCCAGACCCGGCGCAGACGGCGCTCATCAGCCAGAAGCGCATCGCGCCGCTGAATCTGCTGACCGTTGACCCGGATAATGCGAGCCAGATTATCGCGGATCAGATTATTCCCGAAAATGAGGGCGGTTTCTGGATCCGTGAAATTGGCCTCTATGACGATGACGGCGTGCTGATTGCCGTCGCTAACTGCCCTGAGACTTATAAGCCGCAGCTGCAGGAGGGCAGCGGACGCACGCAGACCATTCGCATGATTCTGATTGTGTCGAGCACGGCGGCGGTTACGCTGAAAATTGACCCGAGCGTCGTACTGGCAACGCGCAAGTATGTCGATGATGCGGTCATTGAAGTCAAAGCATATGCCGATGATGTGATGAAAAAGCATATCAGCGCGGAAAACCCGCATCAGCAATACCTGTTAATCGCGAACGCGCTCAAAGAGCTGGCGGACGCCGGTCTCATCGCTGACGTGTTCAAAAATCTTGGGCTGGGGTCTGCAGCCAGAGCGAATGTGGGTGATTTTATTTCATCCGGGGGTGGTAATTACCCGGCATACCTCCGCATGACCGGCATCGAGACGCTGGCAACGGAAAACGCCGCGGCTAACCTGTCTTCGTTGTACAGCGCACCGGCACCGATTCCGTCGGGAGCCGTCGCGGCTGGCGCTGTCGCGAACTGGTATAACTATCAGGCTATGTGGGGCATTATCCGAAACGCCTCAACGGGGATTAATGGCTGGGGTGTCCAGATTAACGGGGAGACCTTATTCCTGATTGCCCCTAACGGTGATATCTACTCACTCAATGAAAAACTCGCCACTGAAACGAAGCTTTCCAATGGCCTTGCAACAAAACAGGCTAAAGATAAGACGTTAACGGACCTGTCGGGTAAAAGCGCTGACCAGATTAATGAGTATCTCGGGCTTGGCTCCGCCGCTAAAAAGGTTGTAGGGAATGGTCCTGGTCAAATGCCGGATATGTCCTACTTTCCGTTGTCCGGTGGGATTTCCGGTTATATGAAACTGCCGAACGGATTTATTTTTCAGTGGGGACAGGGTAACGCCGGTGCAGGCTCTGCCAATATTCCTTTCCCGCTGATGTTCCCGGGCGGGTGTGTGGGCGTGGAAATAACCGGCACGTCTGCAAGGGCGTCAACGGACATGGCGGGCGCAAATATTATTGCCGGTGAGATTAACGCTGGCGGGTTTGGCGTTAACGGCTATCTCATCCGCCCCGGCGGGCAGGTGGTTCCTCAGGGTGTGGCCTTTATCTGGTGTGCGTGGGGGTATTAATGAGCATGCATTACAGCGCTTCAAAGAATATGTTTTACGATGGTAGCCTCAAAGATTCCTACAAGGCCGGTAGCGGATGGCCGCGAGACTGCCGTCAGGTCAGCGATGATATTTTCCGCGAGTTCATTAATCCGCCGCCAGAGGGTAAAGCGCGGGTGGCCGGTGACGATGGTCTGCCAGAGTGGGGAGATATTCCGGCACCGACCCACGAGCAGCTTGTCGCCGCCGCAGACGCAGATAAACAAAACCGCATCAGCCAGGCTAATGACTACATGAACGGTAAGCAGTGGCCGGGGAAAGCAGCGCTCGGCAGGCTCAAAGGTGATGAACTGGCGCAGTACAATCTGTGGCTGGATTATCTCGATGCACTGGCGGCTGTGGATACCGCACCGGCACCCGATATTGCGTGGCCGATAAAACCAGAATAATGCAGGGCGGGCTGATGCCCGCTTATTTTATGATTTATTTATGTACCATCCGCCACCCATCGCCGACAAATAGCTCACCCCCGTAGCAGCCAGGACAATAACACTCGCCCATTAACCACGGAGTTAACCGGATGAGTGATTTTCACCACGGCGTGCAGGTGCTTGAAATTAACGACGGCACCCGCGTCATTTCCACGGTTTCGACCGCCATCATCGGCATGGTCTGCACGTCCAGCGATGCGGATGCGAAGCTATTCCCCATCAACGAGCCGGTGCTGATTACCAACGTGCAGAGCGCCATTGCGAAAGCCGGTAAAAAAGGCACGCTGGCAACCTCCCTGCAGGCCATCGCCGACCAGTCGAAGCCGGTCACTATCGTCGTGCGAGTCGCCGAAGGTACCGGAGACGACGCCGAAGCGCAGACCATTTCAAACATCATCGGCGGGACGGATGAGCACGGTAAATACACCGGTATCAAAGCGCTGTTGACGGCCGAAGCGGTAACCGGCGTCAAGCCGCGTATTCTCGGCGTGCCGGGTCTCGATACGCAGGAGGTCGCCACGGCGCTTGCGTCGGTGTGTATCAGCCTTCGTGCGTTTGGTTACGTCAGCGCGTGGGACTGTAAAACCATTTCTGACGCCATCAAATACCGCGAGAATTTCAGCCAGCGTGAGCTGATGGTCATCTGGCCTGACTTCCTCGCATGGGACACCACCGCGAACGCCACCGCGACGGCCTACGCCACCGCTCGCGCGCTCGGTCTGCGAGCCAAAATCGACCAGACCATCGGCTGGCATAAAACCCTGTCAAACGTCGGCGTGCAGGGCGTCACCGGCATCAGCGCCTCGGTATTCTGGGATTTGCAAGCGTCCGGCACCGACGCTGACTTGCTCAACGAGGCCGGGGTCACGACGCTGGTGCGCAAAGACGGTTTCCGCTTCTGGGGTAACCGCACCTGTTCTGATGACCCGCTTTTCCTGTTTGAGAATTACACCCGCACCGCGCAGGTGCTGGCCGACACGATGGCCGAGGCGCACATGTGGGCGGTCGACAAGCCCATCACCGCCACGCTCATTCGTGACATTGTCGACGGCATCAACGCCAAATTCCGCGAGCTGAAATCAAACGGCTACATCGTGGACGGCGAATGCTGGTTCGACGAGGAATCGAACGACAAGGAAACCCTCAAGGCCGGGAAACTGTATATCGACTACGACTATACCCCCGTCCCGCCACTGGAAAGCCTGACCCTGCGCCAGCGCATCACCGATAAATATCTGGTGAATCTGGCCGAATCGGTCAACAGCTAAGGAGTCTGAAACCACATGGCACTACCCCGCAAACTCAAATATCTGAACATGTTCAACGACGGCCTGAGCTACATGGGCGTCGTGGAATCCGTGACGCTGCCGAAGCTGACCCGCAAACTTGAAAACTATCGCGGCGGCGGGATGAACGGCGCGGCGGCGATTGACCTCGGCCTCGATGACGACGCGCTCACCGTCGAGTGGGCTGTCGGTGGCCTGCCTGACGTGGCGCTGTGGGCGCAGTACGCCGCGCCGGGTGCCGATGCCGTGCCGCTGCGCTTTGCTGGCTCTTACCAGCGTGACGACACCGGCGACATTGTGGCGGTCGAGGTGGTCATGCGCGGCCGTCATAAAGAAATCGACGGCGGCGAGAATAAGCAGGGTGAAAACACCTCGACCAAACTGTCGACGGTCTGCACCTATTACCGCCTGACGATTGACGGTAGCGACATCATCGAAATTGACACCGTCAACATGGTCGAGAAGGTGAACGGCGTCGACCGTCTGGAACAGCACCGCCGCGCCATCGGGCTGTAATTTCCTGACCGGTCGGCACCGCTGGCCGGTTACTCATCCCTATTCAGAGCAGAGAAAAACACCATGACTCAAGAGAAAAAATCCCCTGCAGTAAGCCCGGTAACCGCCCCGGAAAACCCGAATATCGTGACCCTCGACAAGCCGATTAAGCGCGCCGGTCAGACAATTGAAATGGTCACCCTGATTGAGCCGAACGCCGGTACCCTGCGCGGCGTCAGTCTGGCGGCGGTGGCGCAGTCCGAGGTCGATGCGCTGATTAAAGTCCTGCCCCGCATGACCTATCCCGCACTCACTGCTCAGGAGCTTACCGCGATGAACCTGCCGGATATGCTGTCGCTGGCCGCTAAGGTGATCGGTTTTTTGTCACCGGCTTCGGCGGAATAGACTTCCCGCCCGACCTGTCGACCGATGACCTGATGGCGGATATCGCAGTGATATTCCACTGGCCGCCATCAGAGCTCTATTCCCTGAGCCTGACCGAGCTCATCACATGGCGCGAAAAGGCGCTGCAGCGTAGCGGAAACCACAATGAGTAATAACTTGAGGCTTGAGGTATTGCTGAAAGCGGTCGACCAGGCGACCCGACCGCTTAAATCCATCCAGACCGCGAGCAAATCCCTGTCGGGTGACATTCGCAACACACAAAAAGGGCTGCGTGACCTGAACGGTCAGGCGTCGAAAATCGACGGCTTTCGTAAGGCAAGCGCGCAACTGGCCGTAACGGGTCAGGCGCTTGATAAAGCAAAACGCGAGGCCGGTGAGCTGGCCGTGCAGTTTAAAAACACGACCAGTCCGACCCGCGCGCAGGCGCAGGCACTCGACGCGGCAAAGCGTGCCGCCTTTGAGCTGCAGACGAAATACAACAGCCTGAGAACGTCGGTACAGCGCCAGCGATCCGAACTGATGCAGGCCGGTATTAATACCCGCACGCTGTCTGCCGATGAGCGTCGACTCAAAACCTCCATCAGCGAGACAACGACTCAGCTTAACCGTCAACGCGAGGCACTGGCGCGCGTCAGTGCGCAGCAGGCAAAATTAAGCCGGGTGAAAGAGCGATATAAATCAGGCAAGGAACTTGCCGGTAATATGGCAGCAGCAGGTGCGGCCGGGGTCGGTATCGCAACAGCGGGAACGATGGCCGGGGTTAAATTACTGATACCCGGTTATGACTTTGCGCAGAAAAACTCCGAGCTGCAGGCCGTGCTCGGGGTCGATAAGCAGTCGCCAGAAATGCAGGCGCTACGCAAACAGGCTCGCCAGCTTGGCGACAATACTGCAGCCTCTGCAGATGACGCAGCGAGCGCGCAAATCATCATTGCGAAAAGCGGCGGTGACGCTGCTGCTATTCAGGCGGCGACGCCGGTCACGCTAAATATGGCACTGTCAAACCGGCGCTCTATGGAGGAAAACGCTGCGCTGCTGACCGGGATGAAATCAGCATTTCAGCTTTCAAACGACAAGATTGCGCACATTGGCGACGTTCTCTCGATGACGATGAACAAAACCGCCGCCGATTTTGACGGACTGAGCGACGCGCTGACCTATGCCGCGCCGGTAGCAAAAAATGCCGGGGTGAGCATCGAGCAAACTGCCGCAATGGTCGGTGCGCTGCACGATGCCAAAATCACCGGGTCAATGGCGGGCACGGGTAGCCGCGCCATTCTCAGCCGCCTGCAGGCTCCAACCGGAAAAGCGTTTGAGGCCATTAAGGAGCTCGGAGTGAAAACGTCCGACAGCAAGGGGAACACGCGCCCGATATTCTCCATCCTGAAAGAAATGCAGCGCAGCTTTGAGAAAAACAACCTTGGGACAAGCCAGCGCGGCGAGTACATGAAAACCATTTTCGGCGAAGAGGCCAGCTCGGCGGCGGCGGTACTGATGGAAGCAGCCTCAAGCGGCAAGCTTGACCGACTCACCGCCGCGTTTAAAGCTTCGGACGGTAAAACCGAGGAACTGGTTAAGGTTATGCAGGATAACCTCGGCGGCGATTTTAAAGAGTTCCAGTCTGCTTATGAGGCCGTCGGTACCGACCTTTTTGACCAGCAAGAGGAATCATTACGTAAGCTCACCCAGACGGCCACGCGGTATGTGTTAAAACTCGATAACTGGATAAAAGATAATAAAGAACTGGCGCAGACTATCGGCATCATTGCCGGTGGCGCGCTGGCTCTGATTGGCATCATCGGCGGTATTGGTCTCGTTGCGTGGCCGGTGGTTATGGGGATTAACGCCATTATTGCCGCCGCTGGCGTGATGGGAACGGTCTTTACTGTCGCCGGTACTGCCATTGTGACCGCACTCGGCGCGATTACCTGGCCGATTGTGGCCGTGGGTGCGGCGATTGTGGCCGGTGCGTTACTCATCCGTAAATACTGGGAGCCCATCAGTGCATTTTTCTCGGGGGTGATTGAGGGCATTATGAGTGCCTTTGCACCGGTCGGGGAAATGTTCGCCCCGCTGGCGCCAATATTTGATGGCCTCGGTGAGAAGCTGCGCGGCGTCTGGCAGTGGTTTAGAGACCTGATTGCACCGGTCAAGGCCACGCAGGAGACGCTCGATAGCTGCAAAAATGTTGGCGTCATATTTGGTCAGGCACTGGCCTCTGCCTTGATGGCTCCACTCAACGTTTTTAACAAGCTGCGCAGCGGTGTCGACTGGCTTCTCGAAAAGCTCGGCATCATCAACAAAGAGTCGGACAACCTCGACGAGACCGCTGCCAAAACCAACGCCGCCACGCAGGGTAATTCCTACATCCCGGCGACGAGCACATATGGCGGTTATCAGGCTTATCAGCCCGTTACCGCACCGGCGGGACGCTCTTACATTGACCAGAGCAAAAGCGAATACAACATCACTCTGCCGGGTGGTGTTGCGCCGGGGCATCAGCTTGACAGACAGCTACGCGACACGCTCAGACAGATTGAGCGCGAAAAGCGTGCGCGTCAGCGTGCCAGCATGAGCCATGACTGAGGGGAATAAATGATGATGCTTGCGCTTGGAATGTTTGTGTTTGAACGCCGCACCCTGCCTTATCAGTCGATGCAACACTCGAAAGATTACCGCTGGGCGTCTAATGACCGGGTCGGTAAACCGCCTGCGTATCAGTTTCTCGGTGAGGGGGAAACCGCTATCCAGCTTGCCGGGACACTTTACCCGGCCATTACCGGCGGTCGTATTACCCTGATGACGGTTGAACTGATGGCGAGAGAGGGCAAGGCGTGGCCGCTGATTGAGGGAACAGGCAATATCTACGGGATGTATATCGTCGACAAGGTATCGACCACACACACCGAGTTTTTCAGCGACGGTGCGGCCAGAAAGATTGATTTCACCCTTTCGCTAAAACGGGTTGATGAGTCGCTGTCGGCGATGTTTGGCGACCTGAATAAACAGGCCGGTGAGCTTCTCGACTCTGCCGGTAATCTGGCCGATAAGCTGCAAAGCGGGCTCGGAGGGCTGACGGCATGATGACAGGCATGACCATTGACGCCGGTGCAAGCCTTGCTCCGGCTTTCATGCTGACGATGAACAGCCAGGACATTACCAGCAATTTTAGTGACCGGCTGCTTTCTCTCACTATGACCGACAACCGGGGCTTTGAAGCTGACCAGCTCGACATCGAGCTCGACGACACCGACGGTAAAGTCGAGTTACCCCTGCGCGGGGCGGTGCTGACGCTGTGGCTTGGCTGGCAGGGTTCGGCGCTTCTGAAAAAGGGGGATTTTACGGTCGATGAGATCGAACACCGGGGCGCGCCTGACACCCTGACCATTCGGGCGCGCAGCGCAGACTTTCGCGGAACGCTCAATTCCCGGCGCGAGGAGTCATGGCACGACACCACCCTCGGCGAGCTGGTCAGCACTATCGCAAAACGCAATAAACTGACGGCCAGCGTCGCGGAACCGCTGACAAAAATCCCTGTACCGCATATTGACCAGTCGCAGGAGTCCGACGCGGTATTCCTGACCCGGCTGGCTGACCGCAACGGGGCGACGGTATCAGTGAAAGCGGGAAAACTACTGCTCCTTAAAGCCGGTAGCGCGATGACGGCCAGCGGTAAGCCCGTCCCGCAAATGACGCTGACCCGCAGCGATGGTGACCGTCATCAATTTGCCATTGCCGACCGTGGGGCTTATACCGGCGTAACGGCGAAATGGTTGCACACCAAAGACCCGAAGCCGCAAAAGCAAAAAGTGACGCTGAAACGCCAGCCAAAAGAGAAACACCTGCGTGCACTGGAGCACCCCAAAGCAAAACCAGTCAGCAAAAAGACAAAGGCCAAAAAAGAGCAGGAAGCCCGCGAGGGTGAGTATATGGCCGGTGAGGCAGATAACGTGCTGGCGCTGACGACGGTCTACGCTTCAAAGGCACAGGCGATGCGAGCTGCTCAGTCTAAGTGGGATAAGCTGCAGCGAGGAGTGGCGGAGTTTTCAATTACGCTGGCGCTCGGCCGTGCTGATTTATTCCCTGAGACACCCGTGCGCGTGTCAGGCTTTAAGCGCGTCATAGACGAGCAGGCATGGCTAATCAGCAAGGTAACTCACAATCTGAGTAATAATGGCTTCACGACGGGCTTGGAGCTTGAGGTTAAGCTCTCTGATGTGGAGTACAGCGCGGAATCGGATGATGAATAAAGTTTATTCACAAAAAGTGAATTAATGGTTATCATTGATTCACGAATTGAGAATGAAGGGTGGGTTATGTTTCATTGTCCAAAGTGCCATCATGCCGCGCATGCACGAACAAGCCGCTATCTAACCGAGAATACGAAAGAGCGCTACCATCAGTGCCAGAACATCAACTGTAGTTGTACGTTTATGACAATGGAAACAATAGAGCGCTTTATTGTTACTCCGGGATCCATCGACCCGGCTCCACCACATCCGACTGTCGGTGGTCAGCGACCATTATGGCTCTGATAAATTTCCGTTAAATGCCCGCCGCGTGCGGGTTTTTTTATGTGCTCAGGAAAGTGACAGTAAAAATCCACCGCCATTTTATCGCCACTAGAAAATGAGGTAACAAAAAAGCCACTCTTTCGAGTGGCTTAATTATATGATTTTAAAGCTAAAATTTGGTGGCCCCTGCTGGACTTGAACCAGCGACCAAGCGATTATGAGTCGCCTGCTCTAACCACTGAGCTAAGGGGCCGTGGCGGTGGATTATAAAGTAACTCCCGAAGGCTTTCCAGCGTAAAGCACGTGCATGCTGCTTTTATAAACAATGTCTTTTCAATCCTTTATACTGAGATCTCATTTTGCTGAGCGGGGACGTTATGATTCACGACATTCTGGCACCTGGGCTGCGGGTGGTGTTCTGCGGTATCAATCCGGGGAAGTCATCGGCGCACACCGGGTTTCACTTCGCGCATCCGGGGAATCGCTTCTGGAAGGTTATCCATCAGGCGGGGTTCACCGAGAGATTACTCAGGCCTGAAGAAGAGCAGCATCTGCTGGATACGCGCTGCGGTATTACCATGCTGGTTGAGCGCCCGACGGTGCAGGCGAGCGAAGTGGCGTTGCAGGAGCTACGCAGCGGTGGCCGGGGGCTCATCGCGAAGATAGAAGAGTACCAGCCAGCGGCGCTGGCGATACTGGGTAAGCAGGCGTATGAGCAGGCTTTTAGCGTTCGTGGCGCGAAGTGGGGCAGGCAGCAGGCAACTATCGGCGGAACGCAAGTGTGGGTGCTGCCGAATCCCAGTGGTCTGAATCGCGCGACGCTGGATGAACTGGTGGAAGCATACCGTGAGCTGGACGAAGCGCTGGCGGTACGTGGGCTTTAA